AACCACAACCGCGCCAGCGATAAATTTCAATATCGCCACAGCAACCCGTGTAAAGGCGCTGATGTCCTGAAGCGTTCGATGCTGCTCCTCCAGCACTCCAACACGAGGAAGAAGACGCAACACGTTATTCGACAATTCTCCAACCGTATCGGCCATTGAGCGCAGCGCTCCATCAAGCTCCGAGAATCGTTCAGCTGTCCGTTTATCCCGCTCCTCAGAGGCAATAGCAACCCGGCTGATATCTCGACGGGCACTTTTTGCGATAGACAGAGCTTGGTCAGCAGCAGTTTCCTCGGTCACTTTAACATTTCCCTGAAGCCTGCCACTTTTAGTAAGCTACACGGGACACTAGGCCACATCTCTCCTAATACGATCATATCGATACTCGTCTCTTGTCTGTTTAGCTTCACCAAGATTTTTAAGCCATCTAAGTGACTCCTGAAATCTAGACTCATAGGCAGACATAATGTCTTGCTCTCCCTTCATGAAGATATAAGCCTCCACTAGAGCTCCATAAAGCATTGCTAATTCTGCGTTAGTGCCTAGCCAACTAGCCCCATCAGACGTTGCTGTGATAGAAGTCGGCCTGTAGAAATAATGCAGTTCAACACCAAGTGAACTACTTGGGGTAGGTGCCACAATAAAAGACTCATCGTTCCAATCGCCGTAATAGAGAGGCACCCCCTCAGTGGCGGGATTTGGCGTATAGTCCTGCACAAAAGTTACATGCTTGTATAGCAAAAACTCGTTGTTAGAGCTGTTTATTACACTCAAAGAAAACGGAGCTAGAAAGTCCGTAGGTTTTGTTAGGAATTTAGTAGAAGCGGTTAAAGTTCCACTGACGTTTCTACGAAAAACATCAAGCTGACACTCTTTAAGAATGCGTTCTTCAGTATTAATAATAAATCGGGAAAGCTGACTGACAAAAGTAGATTCAGAGTTATCCGTATAGTCTTGAATAGCCGTTTTTAATGTCGTAAAGGTAAATGCCATGATTATGCGCTCAATGTGACAGGACCAGCCGAAGCAACCCCGCCACCGCCTCGTATATCGCCTACAGTGGCAGTTCCACTGCTAGCGGTGAAAGTATAGTTGTCATTATCTACCTTGGTTATTGTTCGACCAGTATCCACCTCGAGAACAGTTTCTGTAAACCCATCAAAAGCCTCTACATCCCTAAAACGTACGGTATCTCCCGTGCTTCTTCCGTGACCAGGCTCTGTCACTGTTATTAAATTAGAGCCACTCGAGGATGATTTAAACGCATTAAATGGCAATAGAACCAGCACGGCAGGCTCCGTTCTATCGGGTCTGCTTATTCGTAAAGCTTGCGGATCTGCTTTATGGCGACTAGGTGTCAACTGAGGTTGCTTAGGCTCGTACTCATCGCGGCCAACCAGTAGGCCATTCCACTCCTTAATCATATCATTCAGATGATAAGCGCGACCGGAGCGGTCTGAAATCCCTAAGGCGTGTTTCCCACTAGCAAATCTAGGCATATGCTTAAATCCTTAGTGAGGCATAACTGGGTACCAGTCTGAGCGGTACACCGTGGTCTATATCTTCGGAAGAAGCCCTGTGGAACTCCTCTTCATAAATAGCCTTTAGCGCTTCTACTCTTGGAGGGGAACGTTTAAGAGCAATATTGTATGAAAGACCGGCAACCAGACACGGTAAAAACCTAAAAGGTATTTGAGCGTTGTTAGTAGCCGCATCAGCGTCATCCAAACGCTTCATCCGATAAAAAATCAAAGTGTCCGTAGAGTTTTCAGGAACAGGCCATACGGTCATTGTCGGGGTTATTTGCCTATCCACGTAAAACTGAGTAGGGCGCCCTTGAGTCGTCTTTTTTGGGATGCTTAAATATTCCTGGCGGCCCATTCGAACAATAGACAAATCCTCGCTATCCCTTTGAATAACAGCTTCCAATACATCAACCGTTGCTTGCACATCGGTTAAAGAAGGGTCTGCGGTTATAGTAGTGCTAGCAGAACTGCTGGAGCCTGTGATTGTTTCAGATGCGGTAAAAGAACCGCTGGGAACCGTCAAAGTCATAGTAGTTCCCGACGGTTTGGTAATAATATCTGCGGTAACTCCGCTGGTTCCGCCAGTAATAGTTTCACCTACAGAAAAACTACCGGAAGCTCCCACGGTAGCCGTGATAGCACCTATGGGATACGTAGCAATTGCAGAAGAAGTAGACAGTTGAGCCATGGTTTGGGAAACCTGCTCAACTGTCCATAGGTTAAGTCCTCTATTCGCCCAATCTGCGAACAGTAGGTTTAGGGATCTTCTTGCCGTCTTTGAATCGTAGCCAGTTCTAAGTTCTAATCCGCATCTCTCAAAGGCTTCTTCAGTAACTTCAGACATGTCAAGGTTAAAGTCAACCGATCCAGATGTTGCCATATGTCCTCCTCAGGCCAAAATAGCGACTCGAATTGCAATCACTAACTGGCCTAGTATTAAAAACCCTACTCCCCAAAGAACTTTGGAGGTCATGTCTATAGATTTCTGAATGTGATGAAGATCTGTGGTTTTAATAACATCCAGTTTTTGTGACAGAAGCTTCAGCTCTCCACGTAACTGAACAATGTCGATTTGATTTTGTCTGTCTAATGACTCAGACATGACTAGAACTCTTTCACCATCTCCATAGCTATGGAATAGGTATCGCCAGAGGAATGCCCCACAGTTGTGAACTGAATATCCCCAGTTTTTCCAGAGCCAGAAGCGTTTGGTATCCCTCCAAAAGAAGAGAAATCCAAGGTGTCACTCCAGTCAGCTTGGAGCTGGAGCGCAATCACATCTGTAGTTGCATCCCAAAGAATCTTAACTCCCATCCCAACTGTCGAATACCAAACTTTAGTAATGCGAACTCCTGTGCACGTTGTTCCTGCCCCGTCTGGATATTTTGCTAGCGCAGACACATCCACCTTAGTAACGGCGGATTCACCGGTTCCGTCACTGGTGTTAGTGAAATACACGACAAGCTTGCGAGGGCCGTCATCTACGGTTGTTGAAGTAACAGCGTCAGCCATTTTAAGCTCCTTTTAAAAAGGAAGGGGGGCGAACCCCCCACCTAATTATGCAACTTGCACATACTCAATAACGAACGTGAAAGAGCCTGCTGTAGTGGCATCCACCGTGTTGGTGATATTGCAATAAACAGTTCGTTCAGCAGAAGCGTATTGCACAGAAATTGGAGCAGTCGTAGCATTCTGAGTCTGAACAACCAAAGTAGTCGTAGTCACATTACCTACCACAACGGTAGTTCCACCATCCAGAATCTCATCTGTTATTGCCGCAACAATCTGAGCCCCAGAGCTGCTAGTACCTACCTCGTACCCAATATCGCCCGTTCCAATAACCGGAGCAGTGACACAGAAAATCTTGATGTTGGTGATAATGGTGTTAGCTGGCTGAGTAAACTCGCCAATTGCGCCTGAATCCCCCGCAGTCGTATTCACAGTCACGCCAGTGGCAAAGCCGACATGCTTTATATACTTATCAACAACAATTCCCGTAGATGCAATATCACAAGTCTTCGTGACAGCCCCAGTTCCAGATGCAACATTGATTACTTCAAATCCGTTTTCAGAACGAACCGGACCATTAAAAGTGGTGTTAGCCATTTTGGCTGACCTCCTTACAAAGGATTTGTTCTAGCGTCTTGTAAGCGTCTGCTGGGACAGTCGCTAGAACTATGTTTCCCAGTTAAAAAGAAGGGGGGCGAACCCCCCTTCCTTACAACACTACTTACGCACCAGGAGAACCGAATACGCAACGTGGGTCAGAGTAACCGTAGCTATAACGCTCACGGGCCTTGTACCGCACGTTACCGGTGTCAAAGTCACCTTCCATCTTAGTGGACATCGGCATACGCTCGAAGTGAATAAATCCGCGAGGTGCATCAGTTTTGATGAACCAAGCGTCAGTGTCGGTGAGGTAGTGGTTAACGGTGTAACCCTGCGGGAGCATACCCATGTTCTTCACAGCGTTAACATCATTATCCGCAGACCCCGGACGAAGCGAGGACTCAAGCAACCGATCAGACACAAACTGCAATGCAGCAGGAACGACCAGTTTAGTACCACGCACCGAAACCTTAAGGCCGCGCTCATCGACAAAAGCTGCAATGTCAATAAGAGCATTTTCAAGGCTCGTTTCGTTCAAGTCAGCAGCAGTGCTAGGCTCATTCCGGAGAGTGTTACCACTAACCAGCGGATGATCCGTCGCACAGAGCTCTTTACCGTCACCGCCAGTAAAAGAACTATCAAAAGCGTTGTTCAACGTAGCAGCGCCTTTCACCTGTTTGGTGTTGGCCATGCTGCGTGCCAAAGCTTTCGTGTAGCGTGAAGCAAGACGGTCATACAGATTATCTTCAATTGCTTCCTCAGTG